GCCTTCCGTTGATACAGGGTTATTCCCGGGAAAAACGCGGGTTTTCATGACCACCAGCAAACCAGCCACCGCAGCCTACGAACGCCACAAGCAGCGGGCCGCCACAGCCAAGCGGCAGATCAGCGCCGAGGGCCGCGACATCGGGGAGATGCCGCCGGTCGCTGATCCCAAGCGGCGCGAGTCGTGCCGGCTGGCGTTTCGCTCGTTCTGCGAGACCTACCTGCCCGACCTGTTCCCGCTGGCGTGGTCGCCCGACCACCTGACGGCGATCGGCAAGATCGAGGGCGCGGTGTTGCGTGGCGAGCTGTTCGCGTTCGCCATGCCCCGCGGCTCCGGCAAAACCACGCTGTCTGAGGCTGCCTGCCTGTGGGCGATGTTGTACGGCCATCGGCAATTCATCGTGCTGGTCGGTGCTGACCAGACGATTGCGTCCGCGATGGCCGACTCGCTGAAGGCGCAGATCGAAAACAACGACGTGTTGTTGGAGGACTTTCCCGAGGCTTGCTATCCGGTGCGGTGCCTGGACCGGATCGCCCAGCGGGCCAAGGGGCAGACGTACCAGGGCACGCCGACCGAGATGCAATGGGCGGCAGATCAGATCACGCTGCCCTGGATCAAGGGCAGCAAGTCGGCCGGGGCGTGCGTGCGGGTCGCCGGCATCACCGGCCGCATCCGCGGCCTGAAACACACCCGCCCCGACGGCTCCAGTATCCGGCCGAGCCTCGTTCTGATCGACGACCCGCAGACCGACGAGTCGGCGGCCAGCCCGTCGCAGTGTGCTACCAGGGAAAAGATCCTGTCCGGTGCCGTCCTGGGCCTCGCCGGCCCGGGGGCCAAGATCGCCGGCCTCTGCACAATCACGGTGATCCGCACCGACGACCTGGCCGACCGCCTGCTGGACCGCACCCGCCACCCGGCGTGGCAGGGCGAGCGGTCGCAGCTCGTCTACGACTGGCCCACGGCCGAGGACTTGTGGCTCGAGTACGGCGAGCTGCGGCGGGCTGGCCAGCGGAGCGGCGCGGGCACGGCGGAGGCCGACGCGTTCTACGCCGAGCGGCGGGAGGCCATGGACGCCGGCAGCCGGGTGGCGTGGCCCGAGCGGCACAACGAGGACGAGCTGACCGCGATCCAGCACGCGTGGAACCTGCGAATTGACAGAGGCGATGCCGCGTTTTTCGCGGAGTACCAAAACCAGCCGCTGGCAGACCACGTCGAATCCGACAAACTCGACAAGCGGGCGTTGGCGGCCCGGGTCACCAACGTGCCCCGCGGCACGGTGCCGGCCAACCACCACCGGCTGACGGCGTTCATCGACGTCCAGGACCGCGTTCTCTTCTGGCTGGTGGCGAGTTGGTCGGACACGTTCGGCGGGCACGTCGTCAGCTACGGCGTCTATCCCGACCAGGGCGTGACGTTCTTCGAAGCCGGCAGTGCCAAGCGGACGCTGGCCGCGGCCGCCAACGGGGCCGGCTTTGAGGCGGCGCTGTCGGCCGGCCTCGAGCACGTCACCCAGACGCTGATTGGCCGGGACTGGCCGCGGGAAGACGGCACGGCCATGCGGATCACCCAGTTGATGATCGACGCCAACTGGGGCAAATCGACCCAGACCGTCCGCACGTTCGCCAAGCGGTCGCCGTTCGCCGGCGTGATCCTGCCGAGCCACGGCCGCGGCATCGGGGCGTCGTCGCCGGCCTTGAACGACAAGGGCAAAGCACGGGGTGACCGGCTGGGGCTGAACTGGCGGATCGGGCAGGTCCAGGGGCAGAGGTCGTGTACCTACGACACCAACTTTTGGAAGACCTTCACGGCCTCGCGGCTGCGGCTGGCCACGGGCGACCCGGAGGCGATCGTGTTCTGTGCCGGAGAGCACGACATGCTCTGGGACCACCTGACGAACGAATACCCGGTGCGGACGGAGAGTGCCCGCGGCCGGGTGGTGGACGAGTGGAAGTTGTCGGGCACCCGGTTTGAAAACCATTGGTGGGACTGCCTCGTCGGCAGCGCGGTGGCGGCCAGCATCACGGGCGTGAGCCCGGCGGCCACCGAGACCGGCGGCCGGCAGCGCCGCAAGGTGACGCTGCCCACACCGGGTGCCGGCAAGCGGATCGAGATCCGCAAACTGGGGACATGATCACGCTGACCACGATCGACGGCCTGACGCCTGCCGATTGCGTGGCGATCACGCGCCGCCTGACCCACCCGCGTAGCGAGTTTCAACTGGAGGTCGCCGGCCGGCGGGACGGCCAGACCTCGAGCGTGACGCCGATCGCCCTCTGGCACGAACGCGGGGCGCTCGTGGCCTGGGCCTGTTCCCACGACTGGCGTGACATGCAGACCCTGGAGATGTTCACCGACCCGCGGCACCGGGGCGCGGGTATAGCCTGTGCGCTATCGGCCACGCTGGTGGCGGCCGGTGTGCTCGACCGCGACTTGGTGCTGGCCGTGTTCTCGCCGGCCACCGAGGCGATCGCCCGCCGGCTGGGGTTTGTTGACGTGCGGCGTTACGCCCACGACTGGACGCCCGCAAAGTAGCCAGACCCCCTGCGGGTTTCGCGGGCAGATCGCCTACCGTCGCAGCATGAGCGACGAGGTTACCGACGCGATTGAAGCGGCGGCCAAGAACCCGCAGCGCGTCCGCACCGACGCCGGCGAGGTCGAGGCCCACCCGCTGCCCGACCAGATCGAGGCGGACAAGTACCTGAAGGCCAAGGCGGCAGCGTCCACCAAGGCCCGCGGCCTGCGGTTCAACCAGATCGTGCCCGGCGGTTTTCAGTAATGGCGTTTCTCGACCTGTTCCGAGGCCGCAGCAAGCCCCGCCCGACGGAGGCTCCGGTGGCCCGTGCCCGGTTTGAGGCCGCCGAGCGGGGCGACGATTACAAGCACTGGGCCGGGGCCGACGCGTTTTCGGCCGACGCCGCCCTGTCGCCCGAAAAGCGGCGGTTCATGCGGAACCGCGCCCGCCATGAGCGGGTGAACAACTCCTACCTGGCCGGCATCTCGGCCACCCTGGCCGGCGACCTGATCGGCACCGGCCCCCGGCTGCAGCTCGACGTCGGTGACGTCGACGCGGCCCGGGAGGTGGAGCGGGCGTTCTACGACTGGGGCACGCTCGTCGACCTGCCGGCCAAGCTGCGGACGATGCGGGAGGCCCTCGTCTGCGACGGCGAAGCCTTTGCCATGATGATCAACAACCCGCGGCTGCCCGGCGTGCAGCTCGACCTCCGCCTGGTCGAGGCCGAAATGGTGGCCACGCCGACGGAGCTGATGGCCCAGTCGATCACGCCCGAGGGCAACACGGTCGACGGCATGGAGTTTGACGCTGCGGGCAACGTCATTGCCTACCAGGTGCTCAACTTCCACCCGGGCAGCAACTACCGCGTCAACACGCTCGAGTACCGCCGCGTGCCGGCTGCGGCGATTATCCACTGGTTTCGCCGCGTGCGGGCCGGCCAGAACCGCGGCTACCCGGAGGTCGCCCCGGCCCTGCGGCTGTTCGGCCAACTTCGCCGCTACACCGAAGCGGTGATTGCGGCCGCTGAGACTGCTGCCGACTTCGCGGCGTTCATTCACAGCAACAGCCCGGCCGCCGAGGTCGACGAGGTCGATTCGTTCGCGGAGCTGGAGATCCGCAAGCGGTCGCTGGTGACGCTGCCGGAGGGCTGGGACATCTCGCAGCTGAAGGCCGAGCAACCGACCTCGACCTACAAGGACTTCAAGCGCGAGATCCTGAACGAGATCGCCCGCTGCTTGCAGCTGCCGTACAACGTCGCTGCCCTCGACAGCTCGTCGTACAACTACGCGTCGGGGCGCATGGATCATCAGGTCTATGCGATGAACCAGCGGGTGGACCGCGACCACCTGGAGCGGATCTGCCTCGACCGCGTGCTGGCGGCCTGGGTCAACGAGGCCAGCCTAACCGGCGTGATCCCCGAAAGCCTGCCACCGTTCAGCGAGTGGAACTGGGCGTGGGTGTGGGACGGGAAAGACCACGTCGACCCGCTCAAAGAGGCCAACGCCACCCAGACCCGGCTGGCCACGCTCACGACCACGCTCGCCAGCGAGTACGCCCGCCAGGGCAAGAGATGGGACGTCGAGTTGCGGCAGATCGCTGCCGAGCGGCAGCTGATGGCCGAGTTGGGCCTGTCGATGGCCGACGCCGGCCAGCCGGAGCCCGACGCCGACGAGGTGCCCGCGTGAACATCTGCGACCTCGACTGGGAAGACGACGACGACCTCGACACCGGAGTGATTTTCCTGTGAGCGACAACCTCAAACTATCGGGCGACGTGACGTTCCTGCAGGCTGCCGACGGCGAGTCCGCGGCCGGCCCGCGGAAGTTTCGGATCGTCGCCTACACCGGGGCACCCATCCGGCAAGGCTGGAGCCGGGAGCCTGTGATCATTGACATGGCCGGCATGACCCTGCCGCAGACCGTGCCGATCGTCGTCGGCCACGACTACGCAATCGGGTCGATCCTTGGCCAGGGCACGCCCAGCGTGCAGGGCGGGCAGCTCGTGGTCGAGGGCGAGATCCTGGCCGACAACGACAACGCCCGCCAGGTGCTCGCCCTGGCAGCGGCCGGCTACCAGTGGCAGGCGTCGGTCGGTGCCGACGTCGGCCGCCACCTGCGATTTGGTGAAGACCAGATCACCTCCGTCAACGGGCAGACCGTGCAAGGGCCTGTCCGCGTCGTACGCGCCTCCACGCTGCGGGAGACGTCTTTTGTGACCTTGGGGGCGGATCGCAGCACCGCCGTTTCCATCGCCGCAGATGCGGCAGAGGAGATTCCCATGGCGGAAGACGCCAACGACAAGCCCGTCGAGGAGGCCGTGACGGCCGCCGCGCCGGCAGCCACGGCGGAGGTCGCCGTGGAGCCCGAGACCACCCCCGCCGTTTCGGCCGACACCAGCGACCTGGTGGCCAAGCTCGAAACGCTGACCAAGAAAGTCGAGACCATGGAGAAGCTCCAGGCGACCCGTGACGAGCGGCCGGCGGCCCCCGCGGCCCACGTCGTGACCCACGCGGCCCCCACGGCCGAAGTGATCGAGGCCTCTTTCGCCCTGCAGGGCAACCTGCCCGGCGTGGAGAGCAAGTACGACGCCAAGGTGCTCGAGGCGGCCCACAAGGCCCGTCGCGACGTCAGCCTGGGTCAGGTGCTGGTTCAGGCCGCCGTGGCCAACGGTTACGACGGCAACACGCGGATTAACTCGTCGAACCTGCGGCAAATCCTGGCCGCGGCGTTCGCTCCGCAGTTGGCCGCCGCGTGGGCGACCCACTCGATCTCCGGCATCCTGTCCGCGACGGTGAACAAGTTCCTCCTGGCCGGCTTCGACAGCGTCGAGTCAGCGTGGCGGAACATCAGCACGGTTCGCAGCGTCAACGACTTCAAGGCGTTGACCTCTTACCGTCTAAACGGTGGGTTCAAGTTTGGCAAGGTTCCCAACGGTGGCGAGCTGAAGAACGCCGCGGCCTCTGACGAGTCGCGGACGATCAGCGCCGACACCTACGGGATCATGACGAGCGTGACCCGGACAGACCTGATCAACGACGACCTGGGAGCCCTCACGGCAGTCCCGCAGCGGATTGGTCGCGGAGGTGCCCTGGCGCTCAACGATGTGTTCTGGACGGAGTTCCAGGCCGACCACGGCAACTGGTACACCAGCGGCCGTGGCAACCTGGTCAGCTCGGCCGGTGCCCTGTCGTTGACCAACCTGAAGAAGCTCACGACGGCCTTCAGGAAGCTCAAGGATCCCGACGGCAACCCGGTGGCGGTAAACCCCGCCATCCTCCTGGTGCCGGCGGACCTCGAGCTGGACGCCGCTGAGATCATGGGCAGCTCTCTCGTCCAGGCGACCGGATCGACCGACGCCCGGGTGCCGGAGCGGAACGTGCTCGCCGGACGCTACCAGGTGGTCGGAACGACCTACCTGTCCAGCGCCGACGATTACTACCTCGTGGCCGCTCCGAGCGATCTGCCGGCCATGGAGGTCGCTTTCCTGAACGGCGTTCAGTCGCCGGTGGTGGAGACGGCCGAGGCCGACTTCCACACGCTGGGCGTCATGATGCGGGGTTACTTCGACTTTGGCGTGGCCAAGGCCGAGTACCTCGCGAGCGTCAAGGGCGACAAGGCCTGAACTGTGATGTGATCATCGCCCGGCCGGCGGGGGCGCTCCCGCCGGCCGGGCAACCTGACCCGACAGTCCCCTAGCAAAAAGGTTTCCAACCATGGCCGATTCGATTCAAAAGGGCATGTATCTCGACTACACGGCGGGCAGCGACATCGCGGCCGGCGACGTGGTCGTGATCGGCTCGCTCGTTGGTGTCGCACCGCGTCCGATCGCGAACGGTGCGGTCGGTGCGGTGGCGGTCGAGGGCGTCTACGCCATGCCCAAGCCCTCGTCGGGCAGCGGCAGCGAGACGATTTCGGCTGGCTCGCTGGTCTACTGGAACGCTGCCTCCGGCATCGCCAATGCTGCCGCCGCCACGGGTGTGGCTGCCGGCTACGCGATCGCTGAGGCCGTCACCGGCAGCGCCACGGTCAACGTCAAGCTCGACCGCTGATCCTGATGGCCCTACCCGCAACCCGCGGCTGGTGCGCGATCGCTACCGCGCGCCGCCGCGGCGTTGCCGGGTTGGAGGTGAACGATGCCGGACATGCTCGCCGCTGGTGCCGCCTGGCTGACGTCGCAGTTGAACGCTGCGGCCGGCACGACGGTCACCTACCGGCGCGGCAGCGACGAGGCAGAGATCACCGCCACCATCGGGCGCAGCGACTTCGAGGCGCAGGACCAGAACGGCGTCATCGAGAACTGGGAGGCCAGGGACTACCTGGTTCCGACCGATCAGCTGCCGTTCGGGGAGCCGCTGCGGGGTGACGTGATCGTGGAGACCAGCGGCGGCGTCGACCTTGATTACGAGGTGGCCGCCCCGCGTGGCGTGCCGGTGTTTCGGTACGGTGACGCGTTTCGTTCGATCGTGAGGATCCATACCAAGCAGACCGCCGCGACGGGTGGTTTCCTCTTGACTGAGGCTGGTGAGCAACTGGTAACCGAGGCCGGGCAGCCCCTGGTGATCTAATGGCAAACAAGACAATCAGCCAGCTGACCGCGGCCACGACCGTCACTGGGCCGGACGTCGTGCCGATCGTGAACGGCGGGGCTACCAAAAAGGTGGCCCTGACGACGCTGTCGGATTTCTTTGGTGCGAGCGCAGGCTCCACAGGCCCGACCGGGCCATCCGGCGATTCTGGCGCGGCTGGAGTCACGGGGCCGACAGGGCCTGCGGGGGCCGGCGAGGCATACCAGGGGGCGACGGCACCAACGGAGGCATCAGCCGGCGCGACGTGGCTGGACACCGACAATGGCCAGTATTTCGTCCGCTACGACGGCGTGTGGGTCGAGGTCGGCGGAAAGCATTACCCGTAGGTGAGCCATGCCATTTTATCAGCTCCCTACCGGCGGCAGTCCTGTCCTCGGCGGCGAAGCCCAGCCAACCGGCGGCATCGGAAACGATGGCGACCTGTTCATTGACCTGGCCAACAAGACGCTGTACGGGCCGAAGGCGTCCGGCAGCTGGCCGACTGGCATTGACCTATCCTTTGGACCCACGGGCGTCACTGGTGCCACCGGTGCCACGGGTGCCACCGGCCCTGATGTGACCGGCCCGACCGGCGGGATTGCGTTCAGTGTGGGGCCGACGGCGCCGACCGCCCCAGACCTGACGGTGGCCGGGGCTGTCTGGCTGGACGAATCTAGCGGGCGGTATTTCGTCCGGTACGACACGCAGTTTATCGAGATTGGCGTGCAGGGCGAGCGCGGGCCGACGGGCGTTACGGGGCCGGTGTCGACGGTGACCGGGCCGACCGGGGCGGCCTCCACGGTGACCGGCCCGACGGGCATCACCGGCGCGACTGGTAGCACAGGGCCGGCTTCGACGGTCACGGGTCCAACTGGAGAAGCAGGGCCGACCGGAAGCACGGGGCCAGCCTCGACCGTGACCGGTCCGACTGGTGCTGTGGGCGGGTTCGACGACGCCCAGGCGATCAACGCCCAGGTCACCGGCTACACGCTCGTGCTGTCTGACGCGGGCAAGTTGCTCACGTTCGACGCCACGGGCGCGGTTGAGGTCATTGTGCCGCCCGCCGCGAGCGTGGCGTTTGCTACCGGCACGCATGTTGACATTGCCAGACTGAACACGGGCGACGTCCAGGTGACCGGAGCCACGGGCGTGACCATCAACGCCACGCCTGGAGCAAAGCTGCGAGCACAGTATTCTGCCGGGACGATGGTGCTGTACGAAGGCGACAAATGGCTGGTGGTCGGAGACCTGTCGTCATGAGGGGCAAGCTAGGGCTAGTGTCGCGGTTTGTGCCGCCTAACCCTGCGGATTTCGCTGGTCTAACAGCGTGGTGGGACGCTAGTGATTCAGGCACCTTGTTTGATGCCACAAGCGGAGGGTCAGCAGTTGCTGCCGACGGGACGGTAGCACGACTGGAAGACAAAAGCGGTAACAACCTTCATTTTACACAATCGACAAGCGCCAACCGGCCTGTGCGAAAAACTAGCGTCAAAAACGGCCTAGACGTTTTGCGATTCGACGGGACCGACGACTACTTAGATTCCAGCGTCGGTTTTTCGTCTTTGTTTACGAGCACCAAAACGACATGTTTTATCGTCGCCAAGGCGGCAACTGCTTCTACAAACAGCGCGTTTGTGTACGAAAATGAAATGCTGTTGTCTGAAGATCAGGACGGCCACGGTTTTTTTGTCGTGAAGACGGACGACACAGTTGGGTCGTTTGGTTACTCAGTGTCCAACGATCCAAGGTGGCGTCTTGCCAGCGACAGCTATACACCAGGCGATTGGATCGTGCTGTCTACGTGGCACGACGGAACCACTTTGAGCGTTGCTGTGAATGGCGGCACTGAACAGTCGATTTCACTTTCTACCAGATCGTTTCTGGGCGTTGCCCGCATGGGCGCCAATCATTATGCCAGTTCCCCGGCCTTCTTTGACGGGGACGTTGGTGAGATTATCACCTACAACGAGACCCTAACGGCCCAGGCCCGCGCCGATGTAGAGTCGTGGCTAATGTCCAAATGGGCGATTACTTGAGGTAACTACAATGGCACTGTCTTTTCCCGCCGGACCAACCAACGGCCAGCAGGTCACCACTGGCGGCCGGACGTACGAGTGGAACGGTCAGGCCTGGACCCTGGTCGGCAGCGGCATCGCTGGGCCGACTGGGGTGACCGGCCCCACCGGCATTGAGGGGCCGACGGGCGTCACCGGCAACACCGGCCCCGCTGGGGCCGAGGGCGTTACCGGCCCCACGGGCGACACCGGACCGACCGGCCCCACGGGCGAGGCAGGCGTTACGGGCAGCACAGGCCCGACCGGCGAAGGATCCACAAACGTGGTCACAACGCCGGCGGTGCTCGAGGCCGCGGCCAAAGTTACCGGCTACGACCCTGGGGCCGGTGACATCTACCGCCTGGCGGTGACCGGCACGACGGGCGTGCAGCTCCAGGGGCTGGGCATCACCGGCGAAGCCGGGACGGCCAAGCTCCTGATCAACGTTGGGGCCACGGCCCCGATCACGCTTAATCACGCCACCGGCCCCAACGCGAACGCCCGGTTCGCGGTCCCGTGGGCCGGCGACTACGTCATGAGCCAGAACGGCGGGGCGGCCCTCGTCGTATACGACGCCACTACCGAGGTCTGGCGGGTCATCTGACCTTCCCTAGATCACCACTGTACGGACGGTTTGACCCATGCCAATGTCGCCCCGACTCCTGCGCCCGAGAGCCAGTGGCCTGATCGCCACCGACGCCGACGCCCGCGCGTACATCTCGGCGGTGCAGGTCGCGGACGGCTCCAGCCTGGAGCCTGCCGTCCAGCGGGCCATCGACGATTTCGTTGTGGGGTGCAAGGCAGACGGCATCTGGGGTGCCATCAAGGCCAGTTGCATCCTCGCCGGGGCGCGGACGCTCGCCGGTGCGTTGGTGCCGCTGCGAGGCAGCGCGCCGACGAACAACAACTTCGTCGGCGGCGACTACAACCGCGAGACGGGGCTGGTTGGCGACGGCTCAACGAAGTATCTGAACAGCAACCGGAACAACAACGCCGATCCGCAAAATAGCGTGCATCACG